CGGGGATGTGGAGACAGTGCTAGTTGGCATGCGTGGTTTCATAAGTTCTATCTCATATGAAACCCACAGCTCGCCAATTTTTCCACCGTCAGCCGGACATCCAGAAACAGCGACTTGAAAATTCCCCAAGTCATTAAATCGGAGGTCACTAGTTGGGACCAATGTAGATCTAACATACTGCTCCTTAACTGGCAATGTATCGGGTGCACATTCAATTGGGTGTATGGCATTCTCATACGGTGAACATGAAGTCACATACGTATAATTTTCCATAGCACGTTTATCAGCGAATGGTGCTTCCTGTACATTATAGTTAGTGGCCATTATCACTACACCCGCCGCTTGATTGGTGGCCGAGGTCAATGATGTTGTGGCAGTAGATTTGTACTCCCAAATAATACCAAGAGCTTCCCATTGGGTGAAGCTTGGGGCTACTCCTGAAGCCCAAGGAAATGGCTTAGCCATACCAGGATTGATTGGGAACACCGCGAGAGTGAAATCGGTCGCACCAGAAATGTCCTGAACGAACTCCCTATGGCGAATAACAGTGCCTCTGGCAGTGTTAGTTATCACGGGAGGGTCGTTCGGCGCACCGGGACCTTTCACATATAGTGAATTCTTTTTCACGTGGTACAATCCTAAACCGAACAACTTTTCCAGCCAACTACCAACCTTATTACCGACCCAGCCTCCCCCTTTAACAGCTAGGTCCTGAATATAACCGCCTTGTCCAGTGACACGACGTGGTTGCATGGCTTGAGCCTGTAAAACATTAGTCTTATTTGTGGCACGCTTCTTTCCTTTATTCTTGCGTGCGCCTAATCTTTTTGGCCCTGGGTTAGGTTCGATTCCTTGAGTAGTGAGATCTGGTTGGGGAGCAGGGCGAATAGCCGAACACCGTCCGGTCCTTCGGCTACAAACTTCATGGTTGGCATGAACTCGCTCCGCATGAGTGTTTCCAGCATGGCCAGCTCGGTTTCGCTGTCCAGCAGGAAAGGAAGATCCTCGACGATATCTTGTACCACCTCCACCGGAATTACCAGTTCTCGGAGGGGGACCGTCGGATTCTTGTGTGATAATGCCGCCACAAAGCGCACTACTTGGAGAAATTTGCATGAGTCGTGTGGGCATTTTTCCTTTGACATCAAAATACTCAGTAGTGGTCGTGGTGATTGTTTTAACAGGGGGTACAACAGAAGGCGAAATGGATATAGGAGGTTTAATGTCCGGGGCGTCCCCCGAATTTTTCTTCTTCAAATAAATTTCCAACGCAGCTTCAAATGCTTCCTCTGAGCTAACCAAGTCATCATTTACCTTAATATCAACTTTAGCTCGCTTAATCTCGGGTTTATCAATGAATGAAGGACATTTTAGCAGATCATCCAGGCTTTTGCATTCTTGCAGCCACTCCCGGAATTCCTGCGTCCTAAATCCATCCAACTTCTGATCGACCAAGATCTCATTCATCCAGTAATCATGATTCACGTTAGGATATTGTTCCTCTGGCGGAGTTTCAGAATTCCATATCTTTAGGATATTCTTATACTCACGATCCCCAGCAATCTCCACAACGCGACTAACAAAATCACCGATAATCGGGGTCTCAGCATCGGTCAGGTAAAGTGCATAAGCTTTCTCAAACAGTTTATCTGTTGCTGTGATGTCTGCAGTAGTTTGACTGCAAACATGGAGCTTAGAGAGAGCCCTCGCAATGTCGGCACAGGAACTAGGGTCACCGTACCAAACATCACTTGAGTATAGCCTCGCAAGGAAGCTTACTCCTTTCTCACCACGCTTGATCTCCTCAGCTTCAAGAACGTGGCCAAACCGCGCAGCCGTGTCGACGTACAATTTTGCGTCCACATCAGGTGTCATACCATCATCCCCACCATATACACCTAACTTTTTGTAAGCCTCTTCAGGTTCACAACCAGCTTCACGGAATGTTACATACGCCATAAATGCGTTACAAATTGAGTTAAATATCGCCGTTTCAGGTGATCCTGACTGCCTGTTGAAGCGGTTTTTATACTTAACTCCTAACTTTGTGACACCTTTACCACCATATTGCGTACGCATTAAACGCAACATAGCTTCATGGTGTTTGGGATCAAACAAGGCCTGCATAACAATTTCTTCCAATTGCCTCAGGCTCAAATTGACCCGGCCATCAAACCGTGATAAATCTGTCAATATCACATGCATAGCCTTCATACAAACATCCATAACACGTTGAGAAATGCCAACAGGTTTGCGTCCAAAGGCGTACCATGAGGTCCTCTTCAAAGCCTCAGCCACGGCGTATGTGTATGCACTATACTCATACTTATCTTTACCGTTAATGGTCGCGATTGGACGGGGGTCAGTTGGTTTCTGATAAGCCTCCTTCTTCATAAAACTCTTAATCGTCTTTTCAACCCGAGCAGCGAAGGCGGCTTCTTCAGTAATACGTCTCTGCTCAGGTCTATGGAGTTTCTCCACGATCTCCTCATGTCCGACTGGTTCGCATTGCCCTATCTCAGCTCGTAGTAGCTCAGCAAACTCTCTAGCATATTTCAACTCTTTTTCACCTAATGGGTCAGGATCTTTTGCTAGGTCTTTTATTCTCCCCTTGACCATAGCCTCATCATTCTCGACGGACTGGGTCGGCGCATAAGCGTCAGGCAAAATAGGGGACATAAATGATTTCACACAAGGTTTTTCTTCAAGTGTAAAAACCGGGTTATACGTATAATTATTGACTGCGTCTGAAGGAATGACAGCCCGCACTGCGGGTTTGTCAATCTTCAGACGATGGTAATCTACAAGAGTGACAGCGGCCTCATTATCAATCCCAGGTATCATTGATTTAACCTGAAATGGACTGAGTTTGCTCTCACTATTCCTCGCCGCAAGGGCAAGGGCATCATCCTGAGCAAGAGGGACCGTCGCGCAATTATACTTCCCCAAACGCGACGTGCTCATAAGATGCTCGTAGTCCCCGTCCTTAACCAGGGACTTCGCTACAACCAACCGTGCGAAGTCACCTTGGACAGGTTCCAACCGTTTCAAGTCCTCACCTTTGACATTGTACGAGAAGAAGCATCCGAGCAACCCAAACTTCGCTAGTGGAGTCAACAAAATCATCTGGTGATGTAAATCAACCATACGTTTTTCCACCGTGAAGTAGGATTTAGCATACGTGACGCCTAAAAACTTCTTGCGCATTGTCAAACAGTCAGGTGCATAGTCCCAAATCTTGTGCGAATACTTCCCACCGCCAGCTACATCATAGACAATCTCATTTTCTTTATTAAAAGTAAACCGGTAGTCTTGACACACTGCCGATGCGGCAGACGGTTGGAAAGTGTACAAAATCGCTGGTACGAAGTACTTGTGCAGCTTCGCTGGCCAGTCTGGTATATGTTCATCAACATCTATCAGAACTAAGGCAGCATCAGTTGCAGGCTCAGCACGACGCGATTCAGCGTTAAAATCTTTGGACCAATGCATAGTACGTTCCCCATCCCGGCCAGCCCTTTGATCAGACGCTGACATTGATGGATAGAACGGTGTTCGCCCAATTGCGTAAGCATATGCAGATGCGGCGGAAGATGCTGCACTCCGAAGAGCAGCAGATTCCCCGTGCGTATGCCCAGTAATGGGGAAACGTTTGGGCACTACAATCTCAGTGAACTTGCCACGCTCATGTTGATTAAGTTTATAGATGCGCGAAAAATCAGCAGCAAACCTATTACTTTTGACAGCCACAACAAACTTATATGTGGCAGTAACAATAGAGGTGGTACCAGAAACAACAGCCAGTATTTCTAGAATCATTCAG